CAGGAATGTCTTCCCATAAATCATCATCTTCATCTTCTAGTTCATCTTCACGCTCAACGACAAATGGGCTAGGAAAGTTCCACTCTGGTAATTGATTCAGGACAATGTCAAATGCTTCTGCTCTGGTAAATCCTACACGTTGGTAAGCGCTCAATAACATGTGAGCTTCACGAGCCATGGCAAGCATTGGCGATAAGGGTTCTGCCATAAGAATTAGTTCGGGCTCGTTAATATCTTCTTCCATTGAGAACCCCTTTCGCGTAACTTAGGATAGCGTCTTATTAAGCAAAATGCGGTAAATCTCATCTACTCTAGATTCCAGGCGTGTAACTTGATCTTTAACGCTGGTGCCACTGTTGGGCTTGAGTTCAGCTAGGTAATGCTTTACAAGGAATTGGACAAGCGCTGCCATGCCGCCTAATGCGGTGAAGCTCACGCTGATAACGGCAATCCAACTCCCCAAGCTCACTTCTTTTTCTTCTTCCGCTCAATCTCATCTAGGCCAGCCTCAAGCGCATCGGCAAGAATGTCATCAAGGTCTTTGTTGGCTTTGTGTGCCTTGATAGCTGCGCGTAGCATTGGGATAGCCACGATAGCGGCAATAGCCATAACTGCTGTCTGCCAATCCATTATTTGTCCAATCCAAGGCGCTTAATTCGTGCCTTAACTTCTTTAGGGCTTTCAGTTATTTCGAAGTGCATTTCGTCTTTGCGGTTCTTGTAATCCCCACCCCAACGTAGGCCGTATTTGTTGCAAAGCTCTCTAATAACTGTTTCTTGCTCTGGGCGAAATGTCCCTTTCGCGTTTAACGGATGCTTGAGTGCGTTTACATCTACGGCAGTGCCGGATGCATGGTTGCTGAGCATGTCGGTTGAACCTCGCACTTGACGAAAAGCATAACCCCAATCATCCTGGCCTTTGTCAATCTTCTCAACCTTCTCATTAAACTCAGCAAGGAATGCTTTGAAGATAGGCGCAACCTTTTTGGTGACGGCAAACTTAGTTTTGCAGCCCTCTACTTCAATGCTGATGATATCAATGGCATTGCGATCAGGTGAAGCTGGCCAACCGTTTTGGCTGCTTGCCATCTATATCCCACTCCCAATCATCCATTCCAGGTAGCACTTCATCAATGCAATTGCCGGTAATTAAAGACATTAAAGGGCTGCTATCTCGTCCTCAGTTAAACCAAGTGCGGCAAGTTTGGCAAGTGCAGATTTTCTTAATTCTTCATTAATTTGTATTTGTTCAGTTTCCTTTTGTAATTTTGCGGTCGTTTTTTTAACTTCCTCAATTTCTTCTGCCGTGTATGGTCTTTCGGTCGTTTGTCCGCTTGTAATGTCATAAATTATTTCTTTTAGGTTATCCATTATGAGGCACTCCCGTAAACTTCGTATGAACCTGAATCAAATGAACCGGAACCTGAGATTAGACTAAAACTCGTAACGGTTGATGTGTTATTCCAGCAACCGCCACCATATTGACCCCTAGCTGATGTATAGGATGTAGCGGTGTTGCAACCTGCCGTGTAAGTCATTAGTTTTTTACCGCTAGAATTGCAACCATAAATAACCATTGAACCGCTAAAAACGCCACCGGCCGTTCCTTGCGTCATTGAACCAATAAACCATTGGCTACTGCCGGTCTGTACGGTACCCGACATACTTACGGTGGAACCTGATGTTGTGGCTATTTCGTGCAAACTTCTATCGTAATTTGAACCAGTATCGCTATTTAATCGAACTGATATATCACTTCCGGCCGTATCGGTCGAAATTGCTTTAAAAAGAATTATTAAAGTATTTTGCGCGCTAATACCGCTTACGGTAACTGTTGAACCTGACGTTGTGGTACCGGTGCCAATTAAAGAAAAATTAGCAGCCGCACCTGCACTTGCCCATTTTAAACCCGTTGCAGCTGTTGAATCTGCCGTTAGGACTTGCCCATTTGTTCCAACACCTAAACGCGTATCGGTAGTGGAATAAGTGTATAGATCACCTTTTGTTGTTAATGGAGATGCGCTACCCGATTTCGTAACCCATGCGGAACCCGAATAAACCTGGATAACATCGGTGTCCTTCAAATAACATGAATTTCCTTCTTGTGGGCTAGTAACGGCTGCATCGCGAGCAGTTGCATTTGCAAATACCCAAATGCCTTGCATTAGGTAGCCATCAACGTCACCAGCTGTTAAAACATCTCCGGTGTTAAAATCCTTAAAGCCTAACGGTGCTGCCATTATTTGATCTCCTTAGGGTTAATATGATAATACACTTGTATCCAAAATGCCGTAATTACTGTTACCGATAATGAAGCCATCAATTATGGGCTCAAGGGTTGTAAAGGTAGTTTTCCATTGACCTGGCCTGACATCATGAGCTACGCCAAATATCTGAAAAGTTTTTTGCAAAGTAGTGCCATTGGGTTGAGCTTGCTTAATGGTCACTGGGGCAAAGTAATCCAAAGTAAGAGCTGCGGTAACGCCGGTGGCGTAGTTAGCCGTAGTCAAATCTAAGGTGATGGCATCTACTCTAATGCTGGTGTCTTTACGGCTTGCCACATAAGCTTTGGCATAGTCAAGCGCCTCGCTGGTGGTCTGCATTAATAGATCACTGACATTGTAGGAATGCTTGAAGTAGGTGCTAATGCTGGTGGCATCGCTAGCAGTTTGCTTGGCTAATCCAGTGGCAGTTACGTTAGCCTCGTTGAAGATTTGGGCATCATTGAGAACCCATTGAAGGTTGGAGTAAGCAATACCTGTTCCATCATCAGCAAAGGCAGTAGGTGTATCACCGATAGACTTGGTGGTGAGGTTCCTATCTTGGAATACCACTTGACCCGAGGCATCCATGTATAAAGCCCCATATTCGGTCGTGGCAACCGTTTGCAGGGCGCTTAGAGCGGTTCTGGTAGTTCCTGGGTCTGTTTGTACTGTGGTAAGTCCTGTGTCCACGTCGCGCATTCCTGAAGGCCAAGAAACCGCATCAAGAATGCGGCCAATCCGTGTGCCGGTAGTTTCCCCTGCAACTGCTCCCGTGACCGTGCTGATTGTGCTGAGGTTGAGAAGTTGGAACCCATCAACCGCCGTAATCGTCGTATAAGAAACCTGGCCTGTGTCTCGGCTCTGAGTGTATTGATAGCCGGTAATGTAACCGCTAAACATGTTATGTTCCAAGCCGGTGGCAGGGTCAATGGCTGATAACTGAATTTTGCGTAGTGGCTGCAATAACGTGTAGTACGGGCTGGCAGGATTTTGAGGGTTGAAATCACCGTTTTGATCTGCTATCTGGAAAGTTGCCGTGCCAGTTTGAAATACGTCGGTAAGAGGGTTGCGCCCACGGCTGACTCGTGCGCCCATGATTTCGGTGCTGACATCCACAATAACTGAAGTGCTATCCGCTAATACGTTAGTGCCAAGAATGCCTGATCCGATAATAAAAGCCTGACCAAATGAAGCTCCAGTGCTGAAGTTAATGAGGCATTTAAGGGTGGGCAATGCCATTAGAAGAATCCAGCAGGTGCGGTGGTGTTACCTAGTCGAGTGTATTTGGTAAGCGCATCTCCTACGGCTCCAACCAGGAATTCTTCAGAACCGATAGCACCAGCATTGACGGTGATGTTGATTGTTTGGCCACCTAATGCCAATGCGCTGCCCTGAGCATCTGCTGACCCTGCTCCGCCCATGAAAGATGGGATGCCTTGTTCTGGCAACGCTGCTGCAAGGCTTGGCGTTGAACCTGGGGTAGGTAATGCGCCACCTGTAAAGTTCACTGGGATAGTTACTGACTTGCTCTTGAGGTAAGCAAGGAATACATCAAAAGCAGACTTCTGCACTTCCCACGTGCTGCTCAATAAATCGTAATTACGCTTAATTGCCTCAAACTGGGCTTGCGCTGCATCAATTACGCTGGCTTTGTATTGGCGAGATTCTTCTAGGCGCTTGGCTGCTGCAACGGTCTGGATGCTGTCAATGTCTTCAGTGATCTTAAACCCTGCACGGCGAGCAGCTTCTTCCGCCATAAGTTGCTCGAGAGTTTTCTTGTTGGTTTCGTTTGTATCGTCGGTGCCTTGTTTAAGTTTCTTTAACGCCATATATTCAGCATTACGTGCAGAAATGATTTGAGCAGATTGGCTTTTAATTAAAGCCGTATTAATGCGTATTTGTTTTCCGTTGTCTCGCCATTGCTTAAGATATACGCCCAAGACCGGAATCAGATCATAAACCGAAACTTCTAAATCTCCGGTAGCAGTTTTAACTGAAGAAACAAAACTTGCAAAGCCTCTAATGGTGTCGGCGATTGCATAAGATAAATCGTTGAAAGATTGCACCAAATCATCTACGCCACCTTGAGCAGCAATGACATCATTAATGCTGTCAATGAGGGCAACGCCAATTATTTCTTTAGCATCGTCAGCTGCTACGGCCAACCTTCTAAATTTACCTTCAACTGTGTCTGCTTCTTGTCTAGCAAAGCCACTAAAAGTCCTGCGTAATTGCTTGAAGATTTTATCGGTATCTTTAGACTTTATGAGGTTCGCATCTAGACCCAAACCTAAACGCTGCAAAGAAGCAACATTGCCATCTTGTGCCTTACCTAGCGCGGCTGTAACGGCTTCTAGTGATTTACCTGTAGCAGCACTAATATCAAGCGCTAGCTGTAGATGATTAAGGGCGGTGCTTGTGTTGCCGGTGCTTCTGGCAAGTCTGGCAAGTGCTGGCCGTAGTTGATCGTCAGCAATGCCGTACATTTCCTGCATTTTGGAAATTTGGGCTTCTGCTGAAATAACTGCTGCATCTGTCGCGCTAGCAACATTGGCCAAGGTAAGAGCTAATAAACGCTGGGAGCGCTCGTCCTCTAGAGCTGCATTGACGGAATCCTTGGCCAGTTTCTTAGCGTAATAACCGGCGGCTGCTGTGGCGATGCCGTAATAATATTTAGCAATTTTGCCAAACTCTTTAGTATCTTTGCTAAGTCCTTTTAAGTCTTTACGAGCAGCTCGCGTGGCCTTATCTTTGTATTCACCAGTAATAATAAATCTAGCCATGACGTGCCGCCTCTGCGTTGAACTTACGTTGTAATTCTAGCTCGGCTTCGTAACGTGCTCGAGCAATATCATTCTTGGCTTGTCCGGCGTTCTCGATACCTGCGCGAATCAATGCTCGGCCCGTGCCTTTGCGCACAAAATAAAAGTTCTGAACCTTCTCTTTGAAGTCAAGTGAGGCCATAGGGTTGCGGCTGCGATTGGCTCGGCCACTGAATGCAACCACTCCAGCTTTCTCGTAAATATTACCGGCTGGGTTCTTCTGTTCAACATAAACTACTTGACCCCAACCAGTACGGGTGCGGCCTTGGCGTTGCTTGCCCGTGCGTAAACCGGCTCGCATTTCTGCTGGGTTGTATCGAGGAAATACTCTGCCCTGGTTTTCCATGCCCGTCATGGGAGTACCTTGGCTTGGTTTAGCCCAATTGCTTAGTCCTGGTATTAGCTCGCCACCGATGTAACCGCGAGCGTTTTTACGTATAGTTCCAGCAGCTTTGTTGATTGCTTTGTTTAGTTTCTTGTAGGCACTTTCATCAAAGTATTTAAGCGCGGCTTCAAGGTCTTTAACGCCTTCTAACCTTATTGCCTCGCTCACTGTTCTTGTGCCTTTCCTCTAGGGCTCCTTTGAGCGCCTTATACATCCAATAATCCATCTCAAGCAGTTCATTTGGGCTTATGCCCGTGGCCAGCGCGATCACTGCTACCTCATAGGTTCTAGTGTCGCGCGTTAACCATTTGGGTCATCTAAGTCCAACTCCACCAGTTCTATGGTGTCTAGGAATCCATCCTCAAATGGTTTTACTGTTTGAGTTTTCTTCAGGCAGAGCCACGCTAAATAGTAAATGTGCTCCTGCTTTTCCTGGTCGCGTAATACCTTGGCGAATCCCCCACCAACGTACTTTTCAAACGCAACTTCGATAGCCGGAGTTATAGCGTGGCTACTGACTGTTCCATCCTGTTGAGTTATCTTGAGTTTCATTTTTCCCCTTCGGTAGTGCTATTAAACGATGGTCTTGACTACTGCACCGGATACTGGCCAGGTAACAGAAATAGTGGCGAGTTCGCCAACGTTGTAAACCTGTGGCCATTGGGTGATAAGGCAGGTTGCAGTGTACTTTGGATTATCTGCACCAGTAGTTGTGGTGAATGGTTGGATAACAACCGTAGTAGTTGTTCCAACAAGACCATTACCAGCACCAGAACCATTAATGGTTTGGTTTACCTTGCTGGTAGCAAAGTCTGCATTGAAGTCAATGCTGATGGATGAGTTCTCAAGTCCTGCAATGTACTTGTGACCTGAATCTCCCATAGCTGTTACTTCGAGTTGGTCGAATTCTTGATTGATTGTTACGCTTGAAACGTAGGTGCTGAGATCAACCGAGTTCACGGTAACTTTCGCACCATTACCTAGGAATGTTGCCATTATTCTTTGTCCTTTGCTTTCTTAGTTGCTGGTTCGATGTGACCGTTCTCTACTAGATATTCCACATTGGAACCTTCTAGCTCCTCGGTTGTGACAATCTCGCCCTTGCCATGTCCAGCGATGAGCGAATCGCCAATTACTTTATATTCCATATTAACTCCAACTGGTCATGGTTTGGATTGTTACATCAGCACTCATTAAATCCCCTGATGGCAGAGTAAATAATTGTGGTGCTGAAACTGTTCTTATTGTATCGCTAGGGCGATTAGTTTTTAATAATGTAATGGCGCTTTGAATAATGTTCTCTAGCGCCTGAAGTCCAGCCTGGTTATCCATTGCTGGCACTGTAAAGGTTAAACGTAAGTTAGCGCGAGGACTCAGCGCGGTTTGATTATTCGTGATCTCAACTGCTGGGTCATCCCAGCCCACAATGCAAGAATTGGCTATGGGTGCATTTGGTGGAAAGCTGTAAGTCGCGTACAACGCGTTATTAGCAACTGCTGATGCAACTGCTTGCCGTAAGGTTACCCAACTCATCCAACCATCCCACCAGTGGCCATGTAAGGGGCTAGAAGGCCTTTCACGCGGCTCAGCAGGCTAATGCCCATCTTGTACGGTGAAGGCTGAAAATCTACGGCTACTGCGCCACCTGAAGGGGCAGTCTTAGCCTGAAATATATCTACGGCAATAATAAGAGCTGCCATGCAGATCGCATCATAATCTTCCCAGGTATTGTTCTCTGGGCCAGTTACTTTTCCATAAGGAACAACTGTACGTTTTGTTTGTGTTGTTAATTGAGCATCTACGTAAGAGATGGAATAAGTTGTAACAGCACTAATGGTGGCTGAGCCGTTGTAATGCGCTCCCACGTTTTCTACGTTAATTACTTCACCCACCACTAAATGGTGAGGATCTAATGTGTAAATTGTTGCAGTAGTTCCTGTTGCTTCCTTCGCTACAACCAATTGCGTATTGTGTGGCAGATAGGATAAGACAATGGCATCAGCGCTGTCACAAATAGTTTGTAAGTCAGCGTCTGGATAGAGACTACCCAGCCCCATGGTGGCTTTTAGTTGTGCCACGGTGACTAATGCCATTATCGCTCCCTATCGGATGAGAGAGGCTAGGAAGGGGCTAACCTCTCTCGGTCTAGAAGTTGTTAGGACTTGTTCCAACGACGGATACCGCCAGCAATCTTAGTTGCAATTGCGTAGTAACCGTGGAGTGAAACAGTTGTCTGACCATTGCCCAAAACTTGGACGGTTAGGTTTGTGACAGGGCTTTCATAGTAGGTGATTGCCTCTGGTGCAATAATCCACATTGAATCATCGCCATCTCCTGCGCCAACAAATGGATCAACATAAAGCCCAAGACCCATGACGTTGCCAACGAGAGAAGTAGCTGATGCGGCTCCTGTTGCGTTGCTTGGAGCGGCTGCGGTAAACAATGGGCGCTTGCTGCTGTCCTGGAAGCCCATAATCTTGCCCCACCAGGTTGAGTTAGCAACAATGTTACGTGCGAATGAACCTGCTGCACTGTAAGCGGCTGCTGATTCGGTAGCAACAAAGCCAACAAGTCCATCAATATCAGCTGCTTGTGCAGTTGCTTGAGTTCCGTCAGTGATGAACTTGGTAAATACCTTCTCATCAGAAATGCGAGCATAAGCTCGGCGTAACTCACGCATGAGCTCTGTCATATATTCGGGCGAACTTCTTTCTATGAGTTCCCATGAGATTGTTTCGCTTTTTGCCAGTTTCTTGACATCTACAGTGATGTAGGTTGAAGTCATTTCGTTACCAGCAGTGGTATCTCCATCTTCTGCAACCTCAGTGACTTGTGGAGCCTGTGAGAGTTTTGGAATGGTGAAAGATAAACCTGAAGCTGGAAGTGCTCCACGTGATACGGCCTCGATAGAAGGACGGCCATCAATGGTGTTGGTGATGAACTCGGTGAGGTGTGGAGCAAGTGTCAAGCCGGTGTTGTTGGCTGTGTCATCGCTTGCTGCGACCCAGAGAGCTGATTCGTGGTTACCGTGAGCAGCCTTGATCTTGTGCTCAAGGTATGAAGCGGATGTAGTAATACCGCTACGTGGTTTGGTGTAGGCAAGCGCAACTGTTGGCTTCGCTGCCTCAACCTCTGGTGCTGCTGCTTCAACTGCTGGTGCAGCTTCTACAACCTCATCCTTTGTTGGTTCAGACATAGATTCTTCCTTTTCTGTTTCTTCTGGCGTAGCGCTCGCCGCTACTTCCAATACCCGCGCCTCTGCAAAAGCAGGTTCAGTGACGAGGGAAACTTCGCGTAATGAAGCGGCAGTAACAATCATTGTGCCGTTTTTATCTGTTTCGTAATCGGTAATGCGTGCGCCAACGCTTAGGCCATTCTTCAAACCTTCGCTTGCCTCAATGAGGCTATCTGTTGCGCGAGTGCTGGAACCAAGTTTGAAAGTTGCATAAAGTCCTTCTGGTGCAGACTCAAATGAAACCATCTTGCCAATTGGTCGGCTCATTTCATGATCTGCAAGCAACTTGATTTTCTCGGCTGTTAAATCCTTAAAAGCGCCTTGCTTAAATATCACTTCTCCGGCGCTGGTGTAACCCACTGCATCGTACGGAGCAATTAGGCCAGTGATAGTGCGCTTGGCTACGTTTGCTTCAATTTCGCGTGGTAATGAGAAATTAATCTCCATTTGTTCTCCTTGGTGCAGGGGATAAATCTTCCATTGCTCTTGCTTCATCTACTGTGAGAATTCCTAATGGCACTACGTCGCGATAGAATGCCGCTCGCTCGGTTGGATTGCCGCGTAGGAAATCGTCTAAATCAAAGCGCACATGCTGCCCTTGAATGGTGATGTCATCGCCGGATAATCTATTTTCTAGAACTGTGATGATGTTGCGCAATGAAAAATCTACTAAATAACGCTTTTGGCCTTCTGCGTTATTGTAAGTGAGAGAACCGCCAGTTTCAGCATCTAAAAGATACGCTGGCACATTCATCATTTGAGCAACCATTGTTTGCATTGCTTTACGCGATTCAACTAATTGTAATTGGGTGTTGTCAAATTGCATTGGTTGGTACTCAAGATTGCTGGTCATGTAAGCAGTAGCGCGCGTGTTACGTGCAGACTTAAAACGTGCAAGAAGGTTCATTACCTGATCTTCTGGCAAGTCCATTCCAGTATTCTTTAACACACCATTTGGTACTGGTTCTTCTGCTGAGCGCTTTGCTGCTTGCTCTAATGCAATTGCAGTTTTGATTGTAGAAGCTCCACGCTTAAGTACACCTTCATCAAGTGCTTGGAAAGTGATTAATGACCCTAAACCGCTATTTGGTACTAATGTGCCGTCCACTGCGTATGCATCGACCATTGTTGAAGTGTTGTTGTACTGCGGTGTAACGCGAGTGAAATTAATATAACGGAATGCAGAAGGTCGGCCATCTTCTTTATAAACTTCAATAATCTGCCAGTAAGCATTGCCGTTAAAAATAAGATCATCAATAGTCCAGGCCAACATTGTGCCGTAAGCAGAATTTGGGTCTGGTTGCTTCATCCAACGCGGCTTAGGAATTTCCTCGCCACGATTGTTGTAAAGTTCAAGAGGCAATGATGCAAGTGTGCCAGCAATAATGTTACGAGCTCTAGCAACCGCCGGAATGGTCATTGCCTCATCGCGTGTAATGTATGAGAAAGGAACATTCATTGTGGCTACACCAAAAGTGCTGCCATAAACATTAGGTTCTAATTGTGCGTACACGTCTTGATAAGACGGTAAAAGTTCAGCGTTCTTAACTAAACGCAAAGTATCGCGAATTCCCATAGGTGTCTATAATAGACTATTTTTTACAAGTTTGCTTATCACACTGCAAAGATTCCTGCAACCTGTGAAGGTCGAGCCGCAAAGTGCACTGTCATAGCCAAAGCAACGGCAGCAGTGACATAACCAGAAGAATCCTTGCGAACAATGCGCCAACCGCCATCTGCGCCTGATTTTCTCGCGCACGCGTAGATGTGGGCAGTTAAAACCTCTTGGCCAGTGTGTTTGAGCCTTCCGCTACTCATGGCACTTAATAGCTCATCACATGCTTGATAAAAGGTTGAGCCGGATAAATCCTGTGTTGGAATACCGGCTGCCGATAAACGGGCTGCAATACCGGAAGCGGTGTAACGGTCAAAACCTACGCATTGAGAGTTGAATTTACGCGCCCAACCCGAAACGGCGGTTGCAATCTTTAGATCATCAACACTGCTGTCAGATTCCCAAGTCTGAATAAGCCCAACAATGATTTCATCATCCACTCGAGTAGCTCCGACAAGGGAAGCGTGCCTTCTATCCGGTGAAACGTCTATTGCCAAGTATTGAGCGCGGCCATCGGGCAAAGTAATATCTTTATCCAGGCAATTAGCCCAAGCGCCTTCTGGGAATGGGTTTTGCAGCGTTTCAACCCATTGGCAAAGTACTTCAGTGCGAAATATAGATTCTGGGTCTTTTAATCGCGCTTTAATTCCATCAATGTCAATTGTGTGGCCTAATGCTGGATTGGAATAACGCCATGCCTCGCGATCATCCGTCTTAACGCCTTCCGGTGCTGAGTACTCCCACCAACCAATAGTTTCATCTGAACCAGGTGCGCTTATTGCTTTGTAGGCCTGCTCTCGAGTGCGATTAAGTACGGTTGAGAATGCATCTCCAGCATTTGACGTAAGCCATATCTGGCTCTTGGGTCTTGCCATTGTTGTGTAAACCAAAGCAGCATACGCATCGGTATTGACCATCTCGCGAGCTTCGTCAATAATAACCAAATCTGCAGACATTCCACGAGCGCCGCTATTTGGAGCCACGATCTTGTACCGATTTCCGCTCTTGGTTGTAATTTCCTCTTGACCATTGGCTTTACGAATGAATTTGACTTGATCAGCAAGAAAGCCGTTGTCCTCGATGGTGTCGGCAACGAGTCGAAATGTTTCCAACGCAATGTCACGGTTCTGAGCAGTAGCAATGATGAGTTTTTCATCCCAAAGGAATAGGCCAGCGAGGATACGCATTCTGAGCAGGTGGGTTTTGCCATTTTGTCTTGCCACCAATACGCCGTTGGTTTTGTGCGCCCATTTTCCATTTGGCCTCACCTTAGCTGCTTGAGAAATTACGTGTTCTTGCCAGGGCAGCAACGGTACACCTATCTGCTTGGCTAAGTCGGCCACTTCATTGCCCCTAGTTGGCAAGTCCAGTTCAGGCGTTTGGATTCGGGGGAGCAAAAAGCCTTTTAGGTCCTCATCGGTTATGGCCGGTTCGGTTAGGTCTTGGTCAGGTGTCATAAGGTGCTATTCGGTTCCGAAAGGTGACT